CCTGACTCTTCTCTCCCTGAGACGATCCGAACAGTGCCGGATTCACCATTTATCAAACCTGATACGCTTAACTTCAATGCAGAATGATGCGGAAGTAAAACAGACGCCACGAGGGGTCGGGCTAATTGGTAGTATTGAGCCTAGAATTCACACACCTTTACTGAATGCTCCGTCAAAAGCGCAAGAGGTAGCTGATCTAGCTACGAAGATTGGTTTACCTCTCGTGCCTTGGCAACGCTGGGTGCTAGATGATTTATTATCTATAGACGATGCTGAGAATTGGCGTAAAAAAACAGCCTTGGTGCTTGTAGCTAGACAGAATGGCAAGACACATCTTGCACGCATGTTAATCCTTAGCCATCTATTCTTATGGGGTAGCAAAAACGTTTTAGGCATGTCATCTAATCGAAATATGGCATTAGATACATTTAGGCAAGTTGCTTACACAATAGAAGACAATCAATTCTTAAAAGACCAGGTAAGACAGATCCGACTAGCTAACGGACAAGAATCTATAACACTGCTTAATGGCGCTAGGTATGAGATAGCAGCGGCTACCAGAGATGCACCTCGTGGTAAGACTGCAGATTTTCTTTACATCGATGAGCTTAGAGAGTGGACACAAGAATCCTTTACAGCTGCACTGCCGGTAACTAGAGCAAGGCCTAACGCTATGACACTGATGACGAGTAATGCCGGTGATGGCTTTAGCACTGTGCTTAATGATTTGAGAGAGCGTTGCCTATCATATCCACCTGACAATTTAGGATTCTATGAATACAGTGCGCCACAGCATTCTAAAATTACAGATCGTAAAGCCTGGGCTATGGCTAACCCCGCATTGGGTCATTTAATAACAGAGCAGACACTTGAAGAATCTGTAAGCACAAACAGCATAGAAGCTACAAAGACTGAGATGTTATGTATGTGGGTAGATTCTACTGTCAGCCCATGGGTATATGGTTCTATCGAGCAGTGCAGTAATAGCAATTTAGAGATACCTGTCGGGCCACAAACAATTATGGCATTTGATATTGCACCTACTAGAAGATCCGGTGCTTTAGTTATGGGCCAGGTACAAGATGGCAAAATAGCAGTCGGACTTGCACAGCTTTGGCATAGCGATATAGCAATAGATGAGATTAAGATGGCAAGCGACATAAATGAGTGGGCTAGAAAATATCATCCATCTACAATCTGCTATGACAAGTACGCCACGCAGACTATAGCTACAAGACTTGAACAAAGCGGTTGGAAATTACAAGACGTATCAGGCCAAGCGTTTTACCAGGCATGCTCCGACCTTGCCGATGGTCTGGCTAATAACCGAGTAGTCCATTCTGGTCAAGCCGAGCTAGTACAGCATTTAAATAACTGTGCAGCTAAGACTAACGATGCAGGCTGGCGCATAATACGTAGAAAATCCGCTGGCGATGTTACAGCCGCTATATCACTGGCTATGGTTGTAAGTCAATTAACAAAACCTCAACAAACTGCGCAAATCTTTGTCTAACTTGCACCATTAGTCCGATTTATGGTATAAAGTACCTATATGGGTCTATTGTCTGCTTTGGGTATAACTAAAACTAATAAAACTATTCAAGCGCAACTAGCCCCTGCCATTATGTTAGATTCTTATGGATTTAACAGCATAGGTACGCCATTTGGTTATGGCCCTATAGATCGTGCATTAGCCGTACAAGTACCAGCTGTAAATAGATGTCTTAATTTAATCAAAGGCGTCATTGGATATTTACCACTTAAACTTTACAAAAAATCTACAGGCGAAGAATTAGCATCGCCATTGTGGTTAGAACAACCAGATATTAGACAACCACGATCTGTAACGATAAGTGCCACAGTCGATTCATTAGTCATGTATGGGCAAAGTTTCTGGAGGATTACCGAACTTTATGCGGATGACCTACGGCCTGCACGATTTGAATGGGTAGCAAACACTAGAGTAACTGCACAAACTAATGCACTCGGTACAGAAATTTTGTATTACGTGGTTGATCAAGAAAAAGCACCTATGGTTGGTGTTGGCTCACTTATTACATTCCAAGGTCTTACACAAGGTGTATTACAAACTGCTGGTCGTACAATACAAGCTGCATTAGATTTAGAAAAAGCCGCAGCCGTATCTGCTGCAACACCTATGGCTACAGGATTCTTAAAGAATACCGGCGCAGATATGCCAGAAGCACAAGTACAAGGATTACTAGCTGCATGGAAGTCTGCACGTCAAAATAGAAGCACAGCGTATCTAACTAGCACGTTATCTTATGAGCCAGTGGGCTTTAGTCCTAAAGATATGATGTATAACGATGCACAGCAATATCTAGCAACACAGATAGCACGTGCAATGAATGTACCTGCTTATTACATTAGTGCAGATATGAATAACAGCATGACTTACCAAAACATTATTGATGGTCGCAAAGAGTTTGTCGCTTATTCGCTACAGCCTTATATTTGTGCAATAGAAGACCGACTATCTATGGATGATATAACACCTCGTGGGCATGTAGTTAAGTTTGCTATTGAAGAATCATTTTTGCGTGCTGACACAATGAAGCGACTAGAAGCTTTAGAGAAAATGTTATCTCTAGGTTTAATAACTGTAGAAGAAGCCAAGGAAATGGAAAACATGACACCAGAAGGAAGTGAAGATAATGCTACTTACATTCAGTAGTAATCTAGAAAGCGCAGATACAGAGCGTAGAATAATTGCTGGCAAAATTGTGCCATACGAAAGCGTAGGCTCAACTTCTGCTGGCCCTGTTATGTTTGCTAAAGATTCCATAGATATAGGCGACCCTGGCAAGATCAAGATGCTTATGCAACACAAGGCAGATAAGCCAATAGGCCGCATGCAAAAATTTCAAAAGGCAGAAGATGGCATCTACGCTAGCTTTAAGATTAGCGCAAGCATGCAAGGCTCAGACGCATTGGTCTTGGCCGCAGAAGATTTAATTTCCGGGATGTCTGTTGGTGTAGAAGTAATTAAATCATCACAGAAAAAAGATTACATTTATGTAACTAAGGCAACACTTAAAGAAGTAAGCCTGGTTGAATCACCAGCATTCACAGAAGCACAAGTAACTAAAGTTGCCGCTAGCGAAGGCGAAGCGGATGCAACAAATCAACCAACTACGGAAAGTGAGGCACAAGTGGACAACACCACCGAGCCAACAGCAGTACCAGTGGTAGAGGTTGCTCCAGTAGAGGCCGCACGCCCAACAATTAGTGCATCCTTCTACACAGAGCCTCGCTCACCAATTAAGACACAAGCTCAGTATTTAGAGCACAGCATTAAAGCAAAGTTAGGTAATCAAGATTCTAATGAGTGGGTATTACATGCAGAGGCAAAAGCTGCAAAAATGCTTACAGCTGCAGATGATGATTTCTCAACTAACCCAGCATTTTCTCCAACAATTTTCTCACCTACTGTAATTGATACCTTAATTGGATCACGCCCTACTATGGATGCTATTGGTGTTAAAGCCATCCCAGCATCAGGTATGACAATCTCACATCCAAAAATTACAACTTCAGGTACAGTCGCTGACACAAACGAAGGTGCTGGTCCATCTGAGACTGGTATCGTATCTTCATACGTCAATGCAACTGTTAATAAGTTTGCAGGCATGCAACGCTACTCAGTAGAGTTACTAGAGCGTTCATCTCCAGCATTCTTCCAAGCGATGCTAGAAAACATGCAACGTGCATATAACAAAGCAGTAGATACTGCAGTTTTGGCAGAGTTAGTATCTGGCGGAACACAAGCAACTTCACAAGCTGTTTCATCTGATGGAATTATTGCTTACGTAGCAAAGGAAGTACCGGCAGCTTATCTAGCAACTGGTGAACTACCTTCTGTTTACATCGCAGGCGTATCACAGTACGGCTTATTGCTAGGTGCTAAAGATACAACTGGTCGCCCTATCTACAATGCGATTGGTACACCATTTAACGCAGCTGGACAGGCAACACCTCGTTCACTACGTGGTAACGTATTAGGTCTTGATCTATACGTAGATCCAAACGCAGTATCAACAGATATTGATGATTCTGCATTCATCGTCGTACCTTCATCTGTAATCATTTACGAATCACCAGTACTACGTCTATCAACTAACGTTGTTACATCTGGCGAGATCGAGACAATGGTTTACGGATACATGGCCACAAAGGTGTTAGTAGCTGGCGGAGTTCGCCGCTTTAACATGACTGCTTAGTCAAACAGTAATAATCCCCTGGGGTTTAGTAGCCCTAGCCCTGGGGGAGCTTTTTTAGATAAGGAGTAGATATGGCCGCTGCAATGGTAACGATGGCAGAGTTACGCAGTAATTTAGGTATAGGCACTCTCTATTCTGACGCTACAGTAGAAGAATGCTGCCAATCGGCAGAAGATTTAATACAAGGTTATTTATGGCATAACGATGCTCCGGTAATTGGATCATCTATTAGTAATAACACTGCATCTTTAGTCCTTGCTAATCCAGGCATATTTGTAGTCGGTCAAAGCATTACAGTATCTAATTGTGGTGCTACCTATAACGGCACATACACATTAACTGGTGCATTCCCTGGATCAACAGTGCCTGCAACTATCGGCACAGCATTATTTACACAATTACAATTTAGCAATTACCCTACAGGTTATTCTATTATTCAATACGCAAAGACAGCTGCGGATGACAACTTTCATTTTGTTAAACCATACGGCCGAGCCCTTGGCCCAGAGCATAAAGCACAGGCTTACACTGCGACCCCTGCCATAAGAGAGGCTGCGATGATCGTAGCTGTAGACATCTGGCAAGCACGTCAAGTTAGCCAGACTGGTGGGGTAGGTATGGATGG